AACCAGACCAAAAACTGGCGATATTTTTAAATCGAAGTCGTCAAACTGAGCAACACCAACAGATAGACGTAAAGGCTCTGTTCGGTCTGGTCTTGCATCAATTATGGACTGAGGATCGTCACTCTTTATCTGACCAACAAAGTTCTGTGGATGGTCTTTATCTGCCACATCTCTCCCTACCCTCAAGCCATTCCTTTTACCATTGGTAAATTCGTAAACAAGGTCTTCTATGGGATATCTAAAACCTGTTCTATCGCATATTCCAAAGGCGTATTTTCCTCTAGCGTAAGACATCAGGCACTCGTAAAAAACGTATTATACGGAACAAATTTAATTGATGCTGTTTCCGTATCTTCACCTGCTGCCAACTCAAACTGAAACTCGTACTCTTGTTTTAATGCACCAACTCTATCTGCCACCTCTGGTCTTTTCATAGCTATATAATAAGCTAAACCTGAAACAAGACATGGTACAAATCTTGGTGGTATAAGGCTTGTTGTCGTTCCTGTTATACCTGTTGATATGCTATCAATACCCTTTAACCTAAAAAAGGCTAACGTATAGGTTGTATCTGGAACTGGATGCAAGGTAACTGTCGTAGACCCTGCTAGTCTTTGTACAAATATCTGTGTTGGCTTTCCCTGTGTATTCTTATTTGATTTTTGGGCAAACGTAGAAACACTTATTCTATTTACGTTTGTATCAAGCTGTGACGTACCTGTTCCTGTGCGTATGGTGTGTTCTATGACATCAATGGTATCAGATGGCATAGTATATGTGGCTGTTCCTGCCGATAAAGATAGTGTTCCAGATTCTATGGTAAATAGGTTTATACCTCTATTTTGCCACTCCAATGTTAGTATGTTTAGACTTCTTCTAATTGTTTTAAGATCATATCCAGAACGCATTTCAAGACCTGCTCTTTCAAAAGCCTCTTCAAATAAATCTGGTAAGTCTGGTGTTACGACTGCCATTGAAGTCTCCAATCTATTATATTTATAATATTATTCCTCATTCTTTTCAATCACTAATGGTTTACAGTAGGCTGAGTAGGTGTTTCTTGTTTGTCTTTCATTGTAAAAGTTTATCTTATTGGCATACCAACTACACTTATCAATGCTCCCATATTGTAAAGATTCATCGTAAATTTGTGTTCCCTCTAGAATTACCAATGCAAATACAAGTGTCTTCATTTTTTAAAACTATCATTCAAGCTGTCCAAAACTTGATCTATATTAGGGGGCTTGCCATGTGGATCATAGCGACAACGGTACTCATTTGGGCAGGTTCCCTCAACCACTAGAGTA